CCTAACGTCCTCGCCCTGCCCGTCCTCACATACCCACACCACAGTAGCTAGCGCTACCGAGGTGTGAGGGTCTGTGGCGGGGAAGGGTGAACCAGTTACCACCCGTATACCCCACTCATCTCCCTTCCATACATACAGTAGTAACGATGGGCACAGTGGTTAAGATACAGTAGCCATCACCGGCAGTCCTTGCGGTACTCAGAACAGGTCGGGGGGGTCTCCTATAGGCCTATGCACACAGTGGTTAACGACCAATTTGGTGCACCCGCATTTCCTGGTATCGATTTTCAACCGCCGCGCTATCCCCCCGTCGACCACCCTTCGGCCGCTCTTTGCGACCGGGCACCATCCGTCGTTTGCCTCGTGCATTGCCACACACCGCGCGATGACCGCAGCAATCACTGGTCACACAACGAGATAAAGCATCGCGTTGACTGCGGTATGCAGGCGGCAATCGAGCGGTTTGACATTCGCTCACACACTCATGCCAGCGCCCCAGTGTTTTTGCACCTCGCTAGCCTTATGCCGCCTGTAGATGGAGAGGGAGAGAGGTGATTAACCACTGTTCCCATCGGTGCACACTGCGGTCTCACTGCGGTCTCACTGCGGTCAACAGGCGGCGCAAGGGCGGCGCGACGACGACCGGCGATAACCACTGATTAACCACTCTTTCCATCGGTGCTAGGCGGTATCGTTACGATGTGGCATTGTCTGCAATGTGTCAACGAATAGGATTTTGAGCCATGCGCATCGTCACACACACCGTTGCAGTGCTTGCCGCTGTAGTCGCCATCGCCGCTGTAGTGGGTAGCGCCAAGCCACGACCGCCGACCAATCCACGATTGATCGAAGGCCCCGACGTTCTGCATCGCCATGCCGACGACAACCTAATCAACACGCGCGTGATTGTGCGACGTGGATGCAAGCGCTACGCCGCAACATTGGTCGGCACACCAGCCGAGCAACTCACGCAGTTAGTGAGTTTGTGTGCGACGGCCCGCGAATGATATCGACGATGGATCGTGGTGGCGGGATTGTCTGCCTCGGTTCAATCACTGACACAATGCAGTCTCTCCCAACGCGGTCGCATCTCACGATGTGGTCGCGTTGCCAGTCTTTGAGCCACCGCGTGATCGTGGACGGGTGAACTCCAAATCGACGCGCCAAGTCCACGCCATTGCAGCCGCTTGGCAAGTGTCGCAATTGTTCGCGGGCTTGTCGCTTGCTCATTCCCGGCAGTCTGCGTGGTTTCTGCGTGGTCTCCGCAATTGTTGCGGGCTTGGCTTGCCACAGTTTCGCAAACATCGGCGCTAGTCCTTTGAGTTAGTGATCTATTAAGGATATCACACGACGACGCGTGACGCAACCTTTTCGCTGTGGCAGAGTATTCTTGCAGTCAGACACCAACGCAAGGAACACAATATGGCCCGCCCAATGCCCCGCCGTTATGGTCACGACCACGTTGCAGCCGCTGACTGTAATCGTCGCGCAATGGACCGTCTCCGCAAGCGTTACGGTATCGCCAAGCCGTCGCTTTGGTCGCGCATCGTCGCTTGGCTCAACACCGAGGTTTCACTGTGAGCATTACGCTAGATCGCATGGCCGCTAACGCGCCCGACGAACTATTCGACCGCGACCACCCGCCCGTGGCGCTGATATCGGCCTATGTCGATAGCTACGAGGTGACAGCACGTGAGGCGACGGGCCGTCGTTTCGTGATCGTCGGCTACGCGACCACGATGCGGCAAGCCAAGCAAATCGGCATCGGCGCCCTAGACGCAGCATGGGGACGCTACGACCGCGTGGAAATTTCGCACTACGGCGTGGTCGTCGCGACTAACGGCGCCGTTTGATCCAAGCGTTTAAGGCATACGCTGCCACATGGCAGTGTGTGCCTTATGCCGTTGGATTAGGCCAACGATTAGAGAGGTTGCCACGCCATGCCGCGCATCAATTCTACATTTAGTCTCGACGTTTCCGACATAGAGCCTGAACCGATGCGAGCCGATACGGCTAGTGCGGACTGGCCAACGGCCACACAGCTTGTGCAGATGCCCGGCGTGGCGCCACACGTGCGAGACGCCGCCGAACGCTATTTGTCGTCTCGCGACATGCAAGCGCTAATGTACTTACGTCCGTTTGTGCCTAACAGTGCGCCCGTGGCCGTCCGTATCCCGCGCCCGTGTGTCGATCCGCTCGATTGCCCGCCGTTGCGGATTGCACCAGCGTTTGCTCGCCACTATGATGAGCTAGTTCACGACCGTTTGTCGTGGGCATTGTACCTGCTACGCGCGTCGTCGGACCTTGACCGCACGTCGGTGTTGACATCGTCCGGATATGGCGATTACGCGCCCGTCGATTTCAAGTGGTCGGTATTAATTGATCGGCTCGCTGCAATAATTGAGGCTGGCATCGCGGCGCGTGAGCAAGATTGCCCTAATATCACCGTGTCATGGACTCTCCTAACGGCCGCGAAGCGTTGTGAGAACAATGGCATAACGCACGCATTTAATCTGCCGTCCGTCATGATGGACGCGTGCTACTCTCTTGAACATTTGGACCATGCCTTTCCGGCGTGGGAAAGCCTGCGACGCCGTTGCGAGTTTCCCGGCATCGTTCGGCACGACACGAACACGTCTGAGAACATGAATGGTGGCATGGTCCTGCGTTATTTCGACATGCCTTATGCCGAACGTGAGCAACTGCGTTTTGACACGGGTTGCTACATGCCGGTGCCGTGGCACAACGCCGGAAGCTACGAAGTTCCCGCGCAATTGCCGCGCGGCGACAAGCCGGGTCGCGAGGCTTACACGGTACAATTGCCAGCGTTGACGCCAATCGAGGGGCATTACGTCCACACCAATCCCTCGGACGGGTCGCAGGTTCGCTACACTGAGAACGCGGACAAGGGCGCCCGCCACATCTACGTGGTAAGCAAGCCGGGTCGATACCTCTCGAAATTTTATCCGCATCTGTCTGCCGACGACGTGCGGGCGTGGCAAGCCTTACTCGACAAGTCAAACTCGGTGCAATTCGCGACCACACCTGATGAATGTGTCCGCGTCTACATCAACGGCCCTGGCTCGTGCATGGGTGGCAAGAAAAGTTTGGGCACCACTCGCCACCCGGCGCAAGTCTACGGGGCGCCCGGCGACGTGGTCATCGCCTATCTAAACGGCGCGAATGGCGAGCCGATTGCGCGGGCTGTGTGCTGGCAAGAAAAGAAACGCTACGGACGCATCTATGGCGATAAGGACCGCTTGAAGCCGCGCCTCGACGCGATGGGCTATGAGCAAAAAGATATCAAGGGCGCGAAAGTACGTTGCGTTTACACCAACAAAGACGAGCATACGTTGATTATGCCGTACATTGATTGCGTGGGGTACGCCACGATATCGGACTGCGGCAAGTTTGTGGTGCTAGACGATGGGGGGACTATAGAAGTCCGCAGCACCGATGGCACGGCCGTTGTGTCCGGAAGCCAGTGCTGCAATTGTAACGACCCCGTTGACCGCGACGAATGCCACTCCTACGACGATGGCGAGATATATTGCCAGTCATGCCACGACGACTTGTTTAGCTACTGCGACCACACCTCGGAGTATCAGCGCGGGGAAACCTACCCTGTAGAAGTCCCGCGCCGCAATGGTAGCACGTTCGACACCGAGTATTGGTGCGAGAGCGCACGGGATAGCGACGCATATTACTGCGATGGGTCGCGCGAGTGGTTCTCTGACCGCCACCCATGTGTCGAAATGCACGACGGGTCTACGTGGTCTCTATCCCACTTCCAAGAAAACGGACACGAAGCGTGGGACGGTGACAACTATCCACACGGTGAAGGCCCGGAAGATCGCCGCGACCAAAACGCAGATGACTACGAAGCAGACGAACGCGGAACCGTGTGGACCACGTCGCAGCGCACCACAAACCTTGCCGAACGTACGGCACAAGCGGAGTTGGCTATTTGACCTTACAACCCACGACCGAGGAGAGCGTGTTAGAGCGGGCCGATTGGTCCGCTCTTGCCGCTATGTTGCGGTATCGTCGTCCGCACAATTCAAAGACAGAGCGCAAATTCATCAATCGGTTTCTGCGACCGCTTGGCGTAATCGAAGATGATTTCGGCAACCTCATGCTCGAAATCGGCGACAATCCGCGCGTGATGTTTTGCGCACACACTGACACGGTACACAGGTCGGGTGGTAAGCAAGAGTGTAGCGCGGCCGAAGGGTCGGGACTTGTTCGGCTACATCCTGACGAACGCATAAGCAATTGCCTGGGCGCCGACAATACTGCGGGCGTGTGGCTGCTTATGGAGCTAATCAAGGCGGGCACTCCCGGCTTGTATGTGTTCCACCGAGGCGAGGAGTGCGGCGGTCTAGGGTCGCGCTGGATTGCGGAGCATACGCCCGGCGTCCTAGCCGGCATCGAGATTGCGATTGCCTTTGACCGACGCGGGACGACTAGCGTCATCACGCATCAATTTGGCGGTCGCACGTGTTCGGATGCCTTCGCCAATAGCTTTATCGCGGCCTCGTGTATGCCTCTCCGCAAAGACGACGGCGGGACGTTCACGGACACGGCAAGCTACTCCGACCTAATCAGTGAGTGCACCAACATAAGCGTGGGTTTTGACCACGAACACTCGCCACGGGAAACCCTAGACGTTTGCCACCTTGCCAAGCTACTCGCCTCGCTCCTCTCTCTCGATTGGTCGTCGCTGGTCGCCGCCCGCGACCCACGCGAACCGGACGAAGAGGATCGGTTTAATTACTTCACCGGCGTAGGCGACCGATGGGGCACGCATAGCGGATGGCTTGACGACGACGCCTATGATTTCCCCGCCACCTCAGAAAGGAAAAGGCAAGGGCCTTCTCTGCTCTCGCTTGTCGAGAGTTACCCGGCCCTGGTAGCCGATATCCTAGAACAGTACGGCTACGACAGCGAGACCTTAGCCGACGAATTGTCTTCATACGGCGCAGGTGGAAAGGGACTGTAATAACTTGGAGATAGTTTGTGGACGCTATCTTAACCGATAGCGTCCATTTTCTCTAACCGTGGGTTGATTGACCATAAGGAAAACCAATGCAAACCTACTCCATCACGGGGTATTTGGAAAAGTTCGATCCGGTGGCACTCGCTGACTTGCGAGACGCCTACGACCGCGACGAACTTGCACGGGCACTCGCAGGCGACATTGCGTCGGCGAAGGCTTTTTGTCGGAAATATGAATTAGACCCACGCGGGAAGAAATTTCCTGCTATCGTGTGGGCACTTGTCTTCGCCGTGGTAAACGGTTAAGATGGGCAATGTCTTCGATGGGTAAAGGATAGGTTAGGATCATGACACCTACGCAGCGCCTCGCAGAAGGGCTTGTCTATATGATGCAGCGCCTCCGCGACGAACACACGGGCATAACCGCTTTACAGGTCCAAGCCCTCGGCATCGTAGCGGCCGAGCCGGGGATTGAACAAAAAGACTTGCTAAAAGCCCTTGGCTGTTCCAACGGCGCCGCAAGTCGCACCGCGTCTATTCTCACCTCGCTGGGCAATCGTAAAAAGGACGGTCTCGGACTGATAGACCGTCGTGAAAACCCTCTCGACCGGCGTCAGCGCATCCTGAAACTAACACCAGCGGGCGAGCGCCTATTCGGCGACTTTGTTCGCGTCATGAAAGGCAAGGCATGAGCGTATCTAAGCGGGGTAGCGGCTACCTCATGGCGGCAATGATCGACGGCAAGCGTCACCGCCACACCTTTACGACCGCGACCGAGGCGGAAGCCTTCGAGGCCGAGCTACGCCTAGCGGCGAAGTTCGGCAAACCCATGCCGGTGGCGTCGGTCAAGATGCAGGGCACGACGCTCGGGGCACTCTGCGACCTTGTCACCGAGAAGCATTGGCGCGGCCTCAAGTCCGAGGAGACGCTATCTCGCAACGGTCGGCTCTATGTCCGTTTCGTCGGTAACAAGGTCGCGGTATCCGACGCTTTCGCCGAAGCGCAGCTTCGAGACTACGTGTTGTCTCTGGAACGGGCGGGCCTCGCCAGCGGCACCGTTAACCGCCGTCTCGCCGCCGTCTCGGTCATGGCAAAGGAAGCGAAAAGGCAAGGGCAAATCGCGTCGCTGCCCGAACTCAAGTGGCAACGCGAAGGGATGTCGCGCATCCGCTTCTACTCGCAAGACGAGGTCGCGGCCATCCTTGGGGAAACGCAACGCCTCGGATACTTCGACTACGCCCGTTTGTTCGCGTTTCTAGTAGACACCGGCGCTCGCCTCGGTGAGGCGGAAGGTCTCGCATGGGCGGACTGTAGCGGGTCGACCGTGACGTTCTGCGACACCAAGAACGGGGAGACGCGGGCCGTGCCGATGACCACGCAGGCACGTCGCGCGGCGCAGGTGCAGAAGTCGCACTCCGCCTGGACCGGCCCTTTCAGCGGCCTGTCTCGGAACACGCTCCGCGTGTTGTGGGAAAAACTACGCGGAACGCTACCCTGGATGGGTGCGGACACGGTCGTGCACACGTTCCGACACACCTGCGCGTCTAGGTTGGTCCAGGCGGGCCACGACCTATACCACGTGCAACGCTGGATGGGGCACAAGTCGCTGACGATGACGATGCGATACGCGCACTTGGCACCGAAAACGTATGGCGCTATGGCTGCGTCGCTCGAAGTGGGGGCGACGGGAGTTGAACCCGTAAGCCCGAAGGCGGCCGATTTTAAATCGGCTTCGTTTACCAGTTTCGACACGCCCCCAAAAGTCTACGGCCCGTATCTCTGCGCAGACGGCCGGATGCGGATCGTACACTACGACCTCGTGTCGAAGTCAAGGCGAACGGAAAGCTGGCCCCGTTACGTGTGGTCTCAGGCCAATGGGGCTATCCCCGAAGGCTATGAGGTCGACCACAAGGACGGCAACCCGATGAACAATGATATCGACAATCTGCAACTCCTCACCGTCACCGAAAACCGGCAGAAGCAAGCCTTCGACTTTGCCTTCGGCGACAACGATTGGGGTGTGGCAAACCGTGTGGCAAATGATGGGGCAAACGGCCTGAAATTGCCTCAAGCGGACCTCGGATACGGTATCGTCCCGTTGTGCCAAATGCCTGCAATCATTGCGCAAATCGGGTCTGATGACGGGACCGCACAACAATCCTTAAAAGACGAAATACCACCTATTCCAGATGGTAACGAACCCTGAAAAACACCTCTAAGCCCCTGTAAAACGGGGCTTTTATTCACGACCAATCTCTGCCATAATGCAGACAATGACAACCACCACAAGACTTGTGGCAAAAAGGTGTGGCAAAATGGGACGACCGACACAAACGCAGGCTCGAATTGAAGCACGCATGGCCGAAGCGGGCCGCCAACGCGCCCTGACCAACATCAACAAGCATCTGTCACGGCACGACGCGGTCTCGACGCCCGCGGGCATTGCCATGGCGCGGCGGGCCATCTTGCCGGTGGCGCAGGCAATCACCGAATGGACAACCTACGCGCTAGGCGGGGGACCCGGCCGGAAGAACAGCGCTGCGCTGCTCCTCGAAGGCGTCGACCCGGAGCTAGCCGCGTTCCTCGCGGTGCGAGCGACCATCAGCGCGTGTGCCAGCAACGCGACTTTGCAGATGGCCGCAAAGTGGGCAGGCGAGCGCCTCGACGGCGAGCTACGCGCCGCGAAATTCGAGGACCTGAACCCCGGCCTCTATCACGCCATCGTCAACGGTTGTGCCGCCCGTGGCACCGCTGGACCACGCGTGGCGAACTCGCTGCACAAGGCGGCCTCGAAGTTCGCTCTCGAAATACCCGGCTGGACGAAGAACCAGCGGACCCACGTGGGCAATGCTCTCGTCGAGTTGACGGTTGCAACCCTCGACGTGGCTGTAATCATCCGCGCCGACGAAGGCACGAAAAGTCCGTACCGCCTCTACTTCGCCGAAGGCGCGGATGTCTGGTTTGAGCGGTTTAACGCGGCGTCGATGCTGACGCGCCCTCTTAACCTGCCCTCAGTCATCCCGCCCGCGCCGTGGGTAGAACTCATGGGCGGCGGCTACTACACGTCGGCCACGCTTCCGGTGCCAATCATCACGGGTAATCGTCCGGGGCAGATCGAGCGCCTACAGACGGCCGACATGACCAAGGTCTACGCCGCCCTCAATGCGGTCCAAGACACGTCGTGGCGGATCAACAATCGCGTGTTGGAGGTCATGCAACATGCGTGGGACCACGGCCTCGTCATCGGCGAAATGCCGGAGCGCGGCGACGAGCCAGTGATCAAGATGCCCGGCACCGTCGCGAGCCTGCCAAGCGACAACCCGGAGCGGGCGAAGTGGAAGCGAGCGATGCGAGACGTTCACGCGAAGAACGTGCAGAACGCCTCGAAGCGCTACACCTTCGACCGGCGCCTACGTGCGGCGACCGACTTCAAAGGCTTTCCGGAGTTCTACTTTCCGCAGGTCTGCGACTTCCGCGGCCGCGTCTACTCGCGCTGCGACGCGTTGAACCCGCAAGGCGACGACACCGTTCGGTCTCTCTTGGAGTTCGCGGTCGGCAAGCCGCTCGGAAACGACCAAGGCCCGACGTGGTTCGCGATCCACGGCGCTAACCTGTATGGCAACGACAAGGTGTCTTTGGCCGACCGCGAGGCGTGGTCCTACGCGCACTCGACAGAAATGTGCGACGTGGCCCGCGACCCTCTCACCAATCGTATGTGGGTGTCGGCAGACAAGCCGTGGTCGTTCCTCGCGTTCTGCTTCGAGTGGGGCGGCTACATCGCCAACGGTTACGAGCACGTCTCGCATATGCCCGTCGCTCTCGACGGGACGTGCAACGGGCTGCAACACTTCGCGGCCATGCTGCGAGACCAGACCACTGGCGAGGCGGTCAATCTGGTCCCCGGCGAGACGCCGCAGGACATCTATCAGCGTGTCGCTGACATGGTGACGCGTCTGCTAGTCGACCACCCCAAAGACCAAGACAAGGGCTGGATGGCTACCGAATGGCTCCGCATGGGCGTCTCTCGGAAGATCACGAAGCGGCCAGTCATGGTGCTGCCCTACGGCGGAACCTTCCGGTCGTGCCAAGCCTACGTGATCGACGCCTTCGAGGAGATGGGCGAGAACCCGTTCGGCGAGCAATCCCGCGAAGCGTGCACGTTCCTCGCCCAGCTTGTCTGGCAGGCGATGGGCGAGGTCGTCGTGGCGGGTCGACGCGCCATGGACTTCATTCAAGGCGTGGCGAGGAGCGCGGCGCGGGTAAACGCACCGTTGCTGTGGACCACTCCGAGCGGCTTCAAGGTCTATCAGGCGTATCACACCGATAAGGAAGGTCGCGTTGAGACGCGCTTCAACGGCACGATACGCAAGTTCGTTGAGTACAAGCAGACGGACAAGATCGACGTAAGGCGCCAGACATCGGCGTCTAGCCCGAACTTCGTCCACTCGCTGGACGCGGCGGCGATGGTTCTCACCATCAACGCGGCAACGACGGTGGGGATTACACACTTTGCGATGATCCACGATAGCTACGGCACACACGCCAGCGACACGCAGGCGCTCGCCGTCTGTCTACGTGCGGAGTTCGTGCAGATGTATCAAGACCACGACGTGCTCGGCGACCTCCTCTCGACGGCTCAAGAGGGGGCACCTACCGGAACGGATTGGCCGGAACTTCCGTGCATGGGCAACCTGGACATTGAACTCGTAAATTCGAGCAAGTACTTCTTTGCCTAATTCTCTGCCACGGCGAAGACAATTCGCCGTGGTACTAATTCCCCACCGTAGACCCTACAAACCACGACGAGGTTAACAGAATGTCCCCAGACGACGCCTTGAACAACGCTCCCATTAAGGAAGCTATTCAGGCGGCCTACCAAATGATAACCGCCATTCAATCCCACCCCGCACACATTCAATGCGCTGCCGTCGCTATCCTCTTTCGCGAGGTGTGTGCTGTGCACCGTGTGGATGGGCGCGGGGTTTTGAATGTCGCGGCGCATATGGCTCGGGCCGCTCACGACGATCACAATGCCGAATATTCGGCTCTTCAACTCTACGCGAAACACGAGCTACGCAATGGCAAATAACCAGTTCTATCCGGTCGCCGACGACTTCGACGACTACGTTGCAGCCAACGACAACACGCCGCTGCACGACAACGACGAAGACTACCTCTGTCCAGATTGCGCGTTCTGGTCCGATGTCTTCGACACGTATCTCGATGTCTGCGACTACGTGGGCAAGGACTACAACCCGAACGTCATCGGTCTGATCGACGACCGCACTCTCCCGCTCGACGAAGCCTTCCGCCTGATGGGCATGGGCTACATCATCGACGCTCACCCCGACTACTCCTTCTAAGGACCATTACCAAATGGCAGAGAATACCAAGCAGAAGAAAAAGCGCGATCCGCAGTTCACGTCGCCTATCGGCACGTTCCGCTACCCGCATTTGCAGGAGCCGAGCTATGGGTCGAAAGAGTTCCCGACGCCGGACGGTGTCTACGGTCTCGACCTCCTCCTCCCGCAGTCAGAAAAGGCCACGCAGGACTTCATCGCCTTGCTCACGCCGCTGCATCAGGAGGCGCTCGCCCTCGGAGACCAAGCGTTCGCCGAACTTCCCCGTGCGTCGCGTGACAAGCTCAAGCAGCCGGTCGTGCATCCGCTGTTCAACATTGACTACGACAAGGAAACCGAGGAGCCGACTGGCAACGTGGTTTTCAAATTCAAGCTCAAGGCATCCGGCATTTACAAGTCCGGCGTGAACCAGGGCAAGGCGTGGACGGCCGAGCCGCAAATTTACGACGCGTCGGGACGCCGCCTGTTCCCGCGTCCAGCAATCTGGGGCGGGTCTACGGGCCGTGTGTCGTTCTCGGCGGCACCTTTCTTCATGAACGCGACGGCCCTCACGGGCATCTCGACGCGCATGATCGGTGTGCAGTTGTTCACGCTTGTCGCCAAGGGCGAGCGGTCGGCCGAAAGCCTCGGCTTCGGTGTTCTCGACGACGGCTATGTCACGCAGGACATGACGCAGGCCGAGAAGATCGCTGACACTGCGGTGGACACCATCGACTTCTGATGGCGTGGGGATACGCTCAGACGCACAGTAAGGGAGGAGCTAAAGGCATTGCCGCTGGCTTCTCCTCTAACTTAGAGCAACGCGTCGCGGCACAACTCACGGCGGCCAAGGTCCCGTTCGAGTATGAAGCCCGCACGATCTACTACATCAAGCCGCAGGAGCATGGTCGGTACACTCCCGACTTCGTGCTCCCCAACGGCATCGTCATCGAAGTCAAAGGCGTCTTCGAGACGGCAGAACGCAAAAAGCACAAGCTAATCCGCGAACAGTTTCCAGACCTAGACCTACGGTTCGTCTTCTCTAACCCACAGTCGACCATCGGGAAAAAGTCGCGGACCTCCTACGCCATGTACTGCACACGGCTTGGCATCCCGTACGCAGATCGACAGATACCCGCCGCATGGCTCCACGAGCCGCCAAACCCCACGCGCCTTCGCGCACTAAAGTCTGCCACGACGCAGACTTCCTCATAAGGAAAACGCCTCTATGGCAACCCTCGGTAAGAAATCGCAGACCGAAATGCTGCTCACGCATTTCAAAGCCCGCCCCGACATTTCGGCCATCGAAGCCGGGGCCATGTTCCGCATCCGCAGCCTTTCGCGCCGCATCAACGACCTCGAAGCCGATGGCTACTCGTTCAGTCGCACGACGAAGCGCGACACGACGGGGCAGCGGTATGTGCGGTACGCGTTTATGGGGCGATCCGCATGACGCACACCCGTGATGGGTGGGTCTACAATTCCCTCACCGGGGACTTGTGGACCCCTTTCGGGTGTTTGGTTCGCGCCATAGATAGCGGCGGGTACTTGTCGGCGTGGGTCCACGGAAAGACAGACCGCGCCCATAAACTCATCATCTGGATAGTGACCGGAGAGTTCCCGCCGAAAGGGAAGCAGGTCGACCACATCAACAAAGTGAAGACCGACAATCGTTGGTTGAACCTGCGCATCGTAAGCTCTCGCGAAAATAACCTCAACAAAGAGCAAAGCGTGAAGGCTCGCCATGTCTACAGGAACAAAAAACTCAAATCGTGGTTCGCCAATATGTGCGTAAACGGAAAGACCCACAATGGGCCGCAGCGAAAAACATACGAGGAAGCGCTTTGCGACGCGACAGCCATGAAGACAGTGCTCTGGTCTCCAAGGGACCATGTGATAGTTGCGGGAGTTCAGACGCCTGCTGCACCTACGACGACGGTCACACCTTTTGCTTCTCGTGTGGTGTCTACACCGCAGGGTATGCCGCCGCCGAAAACACCGCCTCCGCAACTTCACGCGTTCCGACTGTGAGGGACGACCTATACCTCGTCACGCAATTTCCGCCGAATGACAAGCGTCGCCTCACCTCTTCCACAATGGAGCGGTGGGGCGTCGGCGTTGTCGCGGGTGGCGTCGTCTTCCCGTATCGCGACGCGCAAGGCGCCGTGTGTGCGCAGAAGATACGCTCTCCGGACAAGAACTTCTTCGTCGTTGGCGACCTCAAGCAAGCGGTGCTGTTCGGCCGACACCTTTGGCGTGGGTCGGGGTCTCGCATCTATGTGACCGAAGGCGAGGTCGATGCGATGACCATCGACCAAGCGATGGGAACCAAATGGCCGGTGGTCTCTATTCCCAACGGGGCTAGCGGAGCCCGGAAGGCGCTCGCGGCGAACCTTGAGTACCTGAACCAGTACGAAAAGGTCGTGCTGTGCTTCGACATGGACGAACCCGGCCGCGACGCCGTGGAGGACTGCGTCGGACTGTTCAAGGCGGGCAAAGTGCACATCGTACACCTGCCTCTCAAAGACGCCTCCGACATGATGCAGGCGGATCGCACCGCCGAACTCGTGAAGGCACTGTGGGACGCGCCGGTGTACCGGCCCGAGGGGCTGCTGTCGGTCAACGACCTTCGGAAGGCTGCCAACACGCCGCCCGAGGCCGGTCTACCGTGGTGCTACCCGACGCTCAACTCGAAAACCTACGGTCGCCGCATGGGCGAACTCGTGGTCATCGCGGCTGGCGCGGGCGCTGGCAAGTCGGCCTTCATCCAGCAGCAAGCCGTGTTCGACATGGACGAACTCAGCGAGCCGGTGGCTATGTTTGCCTTCGAGCAGCACCCCGTCGAGACGTTGCAGCGCATCACGGGCCAAGGCGACGGCAAGTTCTATCACGTGTGGGACGATGCCCGCGACGGAGCCGCCTTCGACAAGGCGTGCGACCGCCTCGAACCGCGTCTCACAATCTACGACCACATGGGTAACTCCGAGTGGGACTACGTGCGCGAACGCATCCGCTTCCTCGTGCACTCGAAGGGCTGTCGTCTCTTCTACATCGACAACATGACGGCGCTCTGTGACCAGGGCGACAACGAACGCGCATCAATCGACAAGATCATCAAAGAGATGGCGAACCTCACCCGCGAACTCAACATCTGGATATGCCTAGTCTCGCACTGCTCCTCTCCACAGGGAACGGCACACGAGGAAGGAGGTCGGATTGAGATTAAGCACCTTCGAGGCTCGCGAGCGATGGGCATCTGGCCATCATTCGTCTTTGCGTTGGAGCGCAACCAGCAGACCAAGGACCCCACCACGGTTCGTGGACTGAAAGACCGATACCTCGGGCGGGCGCTCGGGGAGATTACCGAGGTCGTCTACGACCACAAACGCAACATCGTCTCGGAGCGGTTGGCCATGGCGCCGATTGCCACCGGAGCGGATGCACCCTTTTAAGGAACTCAATGAATATCGTTCTGCTTACCCTTGCCATCGGCACGGGGTGGGGCCTCGCCTTGACGGCGGTGGCCCTTATTTTTGCGTAGCTCAACAGGCTACGTTCCCTTGCAGTGGCGTGAAGGCGGGAAGAAAATTCAAGTGTGGGCACACCGCGCCGCTTGGTTCGCCGTTAACGGACGCTGGCCATCCAAGCATATCGACCACAAGAACCGCAAGCGGGATGACAACCGCATCATCAATCTACGCGACGTTCCCCAAGCGGTGAACCACGCCAACTCAGGTCTTATCCATGACAAATTCGGAAGGTTCGCCAGCGGCGGCCACGCCGTTTATGCAGTACGGGACTAAAGCCTACATCATTGGTTCCGACAAGATGCCGGACGGGGTCTCAATGTACGACGTGGCCCTCGCCCTCGCGAAGATCAATCGCTACACGGGCCACACGACCACGCCGTACAGCGTAGCGCAGCACTCAATGCTGGTCGCCGCGCTCGTCCGTCCACACCCGGTGGTCAAGGTCTACGCGCTTCTGCACGACGTGGCAGAGACCGTGGTACAGGACCTCTCCTACCCGATGAAGCTGGCCCTCGGTGCCGATGGCCTCTTCAAATATAAGCAGATCGAACACGCTGCCGAGGCCGCCATCTTTGGCATCGTCGGTATCCGTCACCCGATCCCGGAGCACATTGCTGCGGAGGTCAAGCGGGCGGATTGGATCGCGTCATCTACTGAGAAGCGCGACCTCATGCCCCCGTGCGACCGCCCGTGGGACATGCTGCCGTACGGCCCTTCGTTCGCGAAGATCATGCCGGACCGCGATTGGCTACACGTTGCACGGTGTTGGTATAACGAGTTCAACGCTGCCGTAGCGCAGTGTGTTGGTCTCGATATCCCCGGACCCGAGCAACGTCTGCTCCCGCCGCCATCATCATTTGCACCGCCGCCGCCCGCCTACTCCCTCGGGGAAGGTGACGGCGCGTAGGAGAACCATGAAGACCCTCGTATTCGATATCGAAACCGATGGGCTGCTCGACAGCCTGACTAAACTTCACTGCATGTGGGTCGCCGACCCGGCCACCGGAGAGATACGCGGATACTCGGACGAACCCGGTTACACGCCGATCAACGATGGTCTCGCGTGGCTGCTCACCGCTGACGTTCTCGTCGGCCACAACGTCATCGGCTTTGACTTACCCGCCATCACGAAAGTGTACGGCGTAGAGTTTCAGCCGCCCGTGGTGGTGCGAGACACGATGGTGTGCACGTCGCTCATGTGGCCGCACATCAAAGAGAGCGACTTCGACCGCGCTCGGTCCAAGCTGATGCCGGGCAACATGATCGGGCGGCAGTCGCTCGAAGCGTGGGGCTACCGTCTAGGCACCTTCAAGGGCGCCTTCGACGGCGGCGACTGGCAGACGTTCTCTAAGGACATGTACGACTACAACAAGCAGGACGTGGAAGTAACCCTCGCCCTATGGAAGCGGATCGAGCAAGAGGCAAAAGAATGGGATGTCCCGCTGTGCGACGACAACCCGCCACCTCGTAAGGACTGCATCGCGCTCGAACACCGCGTAGCCGCCATCGTTGAGAAGGTCCAACGCCACGGCGTCAACTTCGATCAACGCCGGGCCATCGACCTTGTTGCCACATTGTCTGCCAAGCGGCAGACACTCGTTGAGAGCATACAATCCACGTTCAAGCCGCGCGTCATGGAGGAGGTCTTCGTTCCGAAGGTCAACAACAAGTCGCGCGGCTACGTGAAGGGAGTTCCTTTCACGAAGCGATGGGAAGTCGTCTTCAACCCTGGGTCCCGCCAAGAAATCGGTCGTCGTATGATCGACCTCGGCTGGAAGCCCTCGGCCTTCGGGGCGGACGGTGCGCCTACGATAAACGACGAAATTCTCAAAGCCTTACCGTACCCCGAAGCGCAACTACTCGCCGAATACTTCGTCGTCGACAAGCGCCTCGGAACCATCGCCAACGGCAACGAGGCGTGGTTCAGGCATGAACGTCATGGACGCCTGCATGGTCGTATCCGGTCCAACGGAGCGCACACAGGCCGAATGACCCACAGCAGCCCGAACCTCGCTCAGGTGCCCGCGAACGATGCTCCCTACGGTAAGGAGTGTCGCGCTTGCTTCATCGCCGACCCCGGTCACGTCCTCGTTGGATGCGATGCGGATGCGTTGGAACTGTGCGACCTAGCCGGATACATGGCCATCTACGACGGTGGCGACTTCATTGAAACCGCCCTAAGAGGAGACAAAAAACTTGGCACGGATATGCACTCGATTAACGCGAAGCTGCTCGGCTGTACTCGCGACGTTGCGAAGACCTACGTGTACGCTCTCATCTACGGTAGTGGCGATCAAAATCTGGGGCGCATCCTTGGCTTCTCAGGTCGACGCCAAATGCTCGCAGGCCGCCAGTCGCGTGAAGCTCTGTTGGCGGGCATCCCTGCGCTCGGCTCCCTCGTCAAGGCTGTTCAAGCAGCGGCTGAGACGCGTGGCTATCTGGTCGGTCTTGATGGCCGTAGGCTGGTTGCTCGGGCTGCTAATGCGGCTCTTAACACTCTGCTCCAATCTGCTGGCGCAGTGCAAATGAAGCGTGGCCTTGTCCATTTGTACGACACGTTGCAGTGTTTTACTTGGGGCAAAGACTACGCGATCATCCTCCTCGTTCACGATGAGTGGCAGATAACCTGCCGTCCCGACCTCGCCGACACCATCGGCAAGGCCGCCGCATCTGCAATCACAGCATCAGGAACCTTCTACAGCTTCCGGTGTCCCCTAACTGGGAGTTTCAAAGTTGGACCTGACTGGTCAAAGACCCACTAAAGCGTGCGCGTGTTGCGGGCGCCCGTTCGCATCCACATCCCCGGCCGCACGGTTCTGTTCAGAACAGTGTCGGATGCGGGCTTACACCCGGCGCAAGCGGGGAGAGCCCGAGGCTGATGACAACTCACCGTGTGAAGTCTGTGGGGAACCCACAACCCGCCAGAACGCTAGGTTTTGTAGTCACAAATGCGCGAACATTCACTTCAACCGGGGCGGCCAGCCCGTCTCCAAAGAGGATCAAGGTTTCGTTTATGTGCTCACGCATCCCGCCTTCCCTGGCAGCGTCAAAGTCGGGCGCACCAACAGCCCCAGGCAGCGTCTATCCACCTACAACACTGGATGTCCGGGACGACGCTACAAGTTTGCAGCTGTCGTTCCCGTTCATGACGCCGCCTCCGCTGAGAGTGCCGCCGCCGAACTTCTTCGAGGGCACGCCCTTCTCGGTGAGTGGTTCCAGCTTCATCCAACCGATGCGGTCGCACTGCTAACCGCCCTTCCCTCATGGAGCCGACATGATCCTACTAATTGACGCGGACTTCCTGGCGTTCAGCACGGCCGCTGGATGTCAGGAAAAAATCAAGTGGGACGACGATGTCATCACCACTCACATCAGCATGGACCAAGCCAAGCATGTGTTCGCCACCCGCGTTGCAGAACTCATCGAACTATCTGGATACGACGGCGCCATTGATAGCCATCCCCCGACCGTCGTCATGTGCTGGTCGTGTCCCACACGCCGCTACCACCGCCACGACGTATCCGCATCCTACAAATCAGGTCGCACGGGAGACCCGCCCCTCGGATTGCGGGACGTTAGAGCATGGGCCGAAGCCGAGTACCCTAGCTACACCCGCGACCACCTCGAAGCGGACGACGTGCTCGGCATCTTGGCTACGGTTCCGTCGCTTCTCGCCAAGTATGGCTGGAAGACCGGCGATCAGGTTGTCGTCGTCTCGGTCGACAAGGATTTACTACAAATCCCCGGCGACCACATAAACCCGAACCGACCCGAACTCGGCATCTTCACCGTCACCGATGAAGCCGCCGAACACCACCTCTACATGCAGGCGCTAACCGGCGATCCGACAGACGGATACGGCGGCTGCCCCGGCATGGGACCAGTACGAGCCGAACGCTGGCTCGCACAGCACGGACACTCCGAGAAGAGCCTGACCATGGCCTATCTCAAAGCAGGGCTGACCCAACAGGACGCAGTCGACCAGTTCAACCTCGCTCGCATCCTCACCGGCGAGACCTACGACTTCACAAAAAAGCAGCCCATTCTATGGAACCCATCGGTTACACTTGGAGAGACAGTATGAAGGCAGATGCAACACTGGCGGTCGGCACGAAAAAAGACGACGGCAAGCCGCGCATGGACCTGATACCGCCCGAGGCCCTCATGGCTCTCGGGGAGGTCCTCGGGTTCGGGGCGCAGAAGTACGCCGCCCGCAATTGGGAAAAGGGTATGGCGTGGGGTCGTCTCTACGGCGCCGCTATGCGCCACCTCACCGCGTGGTCGGCGGGCGAAGACGAGGACCCGGAGAGCGGGATGCCGCACCTCTGGCACGCCATGACGAACCTCTCGTTCCTAATCGCCTTCGAGGTCCGAGGCGACGGCACCGACGACCGCACGACGTATTGTCGGTCGGAAGCTGGCGACGGCCCCGAGCTAGAGGTCTACTCGCAGACCCCTCACCTCGGTGTGGTCAAAGAGGAAGACACCGACCTCGGGAATTGGGACGACACGAAGAACGATTTGCGGCTAAAGAGGACGGAGTTTCTGAATGGATATCGACACACCCAGGCGTTCATCAGCACGGCTAATCCGCGAGCAGGATGAACCAGTTAACCCCCGTATACCCTACACACCAGACCCCCATTCCGCGATCTTAACCAATCCCGTCATGGACGCCGCCCTTATCGCCCATCTTCGCCACGTCTTCGCCCCCTCGGTCCACCAGGACCACACCCTGCGAGACTACGACCGGATGGTGGGGCAGCAACAGGTCATCACCTACCTTGCCACGGCGGCTGCCGAGGCCCTCGCCAAATGAAAGACCTCCTCTAATGTGCATGGGCTCCACCCCAAGCGCACCGCCACAGGCCACACCGGCCGCTGCCCCGGCTCCGGCCCCGGCCGCGCCGGTGGCCCCCGTGGTTAACGGTGCAGTAGCGAACAACGAAAACCTGATGGCCGCCAATTCGGCGGGCTCGAACGGTTTCCGCATCGACAAGGCTAGCTCTGCCGTTACTGGTGGAAGCGGTCTCAACATCCCAACGGCGGCGGCATAACCGTGTGCATGGGCGGGAGCGTAACTCCCCCTGCGACGGCCCAGGTCCTTCCGACCCCAGCCACGCCCGTCAATCACCCCGTCACGGCCCCTGCGGCCAAGGCCGCCAACGCGCCGCCGCAGATGTCGGCCAATCCGAACAACGCGACGGGCACCGTCAACTCCTCTCTTAACATCCCGGCAGCAGCATAATGTGCATGGGTGGCGGCTCACAAGCCGCGCCGGTAATCCCGGCCTTCGGAGCATCAACCAGCGCCCCAGCGGCCCCGGTGCTTCCGCCTCCTACTCCGGCCCCTTCGGCGGCCATCAAGCCAACGGCGACAACGTCAGCGGCGACCACGAGCACGAATAGCTCCCTCAACATCCCAGGATAACCTTGGACTTCCCGTCGTCCGGCCAATCGGCCGATGAACGCGGCAGCGCGAAGTGGCGCTACAGTGAGATGATGGCCGACCGTCAGCAGTTTCTGATGCGTGGCCGCGAGTGTTCTCTCCTCACGATCCCCGCCATACTGCCGCCCGAAGGCTGGACTAGCGCCAGCCGTCTCACCACCCCTTACCAGTCCCTTGGCGCCCGTGGCGTCCGGACCCTAGCGTCGAAACTACTCCTCTCACTGTTCCCGTCGGGGACGCCATTCTTCGAGTGGAAGATCGACGACGCAACACTCTCCAAGCTAGGCGCCCAACGTGGCGACTTGGAGAAGGCCCTCGCCTCGCGCGAGCGGGCCACGATGACCGAGTTAGACGTGTGTGTCTTCCGGCCCGCCGCGTTCCAGGCGCTTATGCACCTTATCGTAACCGGCAATGCGGGCATCTACGTTCCGTTGGAACAGAAGGATCGCACTCAGGTATTCCGCATCGACCAGTACGTCACGCGGCGCGACCCCTCGGGCAACCTGCTCGAAGCCGTGATCTTAGAGAAGCTCGACATCCGAACGCTTCCGACGAAGACGGCCCAGATGGTCGCGGAGACGAAAGAGTTTAAAGAGAGCCAAGACCACAAGTCCAAAAAGGACGTGGAACTCTACACTGTGATCTGTCTCAACGACGACGGCTCCATGTGGAATGTGCATCAGGAAGTATGCGGCGTCAAAATTGACGGCAGCGAGGGCACCTTTAAAAAGGATGCTCTCCCCTACTTCTTCCTCCGCTTCTCGTCGCAACCCGGCGAGAACTATGGGCGTGGTTACATCGAAGAGTACCTCGGCGACCTCGACAGTCTCGAAGCCTTATCCGAAGCCCTTGTTGAGGGTTCGGCCGCTTCGGCTAGGATCGTCTTCATGGTCAACCCTTCCGGTGTAACCACGCTCAAGGCGGTGGCAACAGCGAAGACCGGCGCGACCATCTCCGGCGACGCCAACGACGTGCACGTGATGCAGGTCGCGAAGGGCGGAGACTTGGCGATTGCAAAATCACAGGCCGAAGAAATCAGCACACGCTTGTCGTATGCGTTCCTCTTACACTCTTCGATCCAGCGCAAAGGCGAGCGCGTCACCGCCGAAGAAATTCGGTACATGGCGTCGGAACTCGACGACGGTCTAGGCGGCGTCTACACGCTGCTAGCCGCCGACTTCCAGGCTCCTGCAATTCCGATCTTCGAGAAGCGGATGGAGAAGCGGCTTAAAGCCCCGCCGCTCCCGCCTGACACAGTGCACCCCACCCTTATCTCGGGTCTCGACGCCATCGGGCGCGGTCACGACCAGAAGAACCTCCAAGCGTTTACGCAGGATGTCATTCAGGTTCTCACCCCGCAGATCGCGATGCAGTACATGAACCCTGGCGAGTACCTGAAACGGGCCGCTGCGGGGTACTCAATCGACCCCGAAGGCTTGGTCAAGTCCGACCAAGAGGTGCAGCAGGCACAGCAACAGCAGATGAAACAACAGATGATGCAGCAGGCCATCGGCCCCGGCATCAACGCCGCCGCAGGCGTCGCCAAGCAAGGCATGGCGAACCAGCAGGCCGCATCACAAGGCAAGTCCAATGGCTAATACAACCGTCGACGCGCAGGCCCTCGCAGCCTTCGCGCAGGCAGCGCCCGCATCTACGTGGACCGCAACGGCGCAGGCCGCCGCTCCGGCCCGCGTCACGTACGTGCCGCTCGCCCTTCATGGTCCGCTCGGGGCCTCCACGAGTGGGGTCGCCAACGCTATCGCCGTCGCATCCGCGAGCGGCCTCTTCTACACAGGTCACTAATGTCCAAGGCCCAAGCCGACTTTCTCAAGAGCCTTCCGCAGACCGCCGCAAACTTCACCGCCATCGACGCCGGTGTTCCCTCCGACGCGCCGACTAACGCGCCGGTCAAGGGCGGCATCATCGCCACGCCGGTTACGACCGGACCCCTCGCAGCACTCACCCACGGCAAGTCCGTCGCCATCGCGGCGTCGCAGGCGCTGCCCGAGGGTCTGTTCATCAACACCCGGTAAACCATGTCACAGTACGTCTCCCCCGCGAACGTCTACAACTTCTCCGCCGCTAACATCCCGGTCGCCAACCTCCAAGCCGAGACGGCAGCCGAGATTGCGGCCGACACCATTGCCGCTTTGGCCGCCGCTGGCGCCGTAGCATCCGGCTACACCGTCGACACGACCAACGCGCACGAGGGTCTTCCCTTCCCGCAGCCGAACCCGTCCGCTCCGACCTCGACGGCCATCACGACCGGCTCCGAGACGGCGGCGCACACCACGGGCGGCGACCTCCACGCGGTCACGTCCGCTGGCGGCGTCGTAGACACGGCGAACAACCTCATCGTCACGACAGTTGCCGGTGTCGCTCCGGTCTCGAACTACGCAGGCGCCGCCAATTGGGCGACCTTCGTACTCTAATCTTAGCCCCCTTCTAAGGCCCCTATGACCACCAGTGTCACTCTCCAAACCGATCCGACTACGGGTGTTGCACCGCCAGCGCCCGCCGCTCCAATCGACTACGAAGCTCAGTACAAAACGCTGCAAGCCGAGTTCACCCGGCTCAAGCAAGGCTCTACGCCTGCGACGCCGGTGGCTCCGGGCGCGGACCCGGCAACGAAGCCGACAGGTATCCCCGTGGTCGATCCGGCTGCGCCGGTGGTCGAACCCAAAACCGGCGACGCTCCTGCCACCCCAGAGCCTGACGCGGCCTCGAAAGTGGTTGACGCTTCCGGTTTCAACGTCGCTCCGTTCTCAGCGGAATTTGATGCGACCGGCGATGTTGCTCCGGCTTCCCGCGAGGCAATCGCTAAGGGGCTGGAAAAAGTCTTGGGACCTCAAGCCCGCGAAGTTGTCGACAACTACATCGACGGCCAGAAAACGCGTGCCGCTGCGAACACCGCTCAGCTACACGGCGCTGCCGGTGGTGTCGACGGTTACAACACGATGGTCCAGTGGGCGGCGACAGCCCTGCCCCCGGTCGAACAGGCGGCGTACAATGCGCAGGTGAACAGCGGCAATCTCCACACCGCTATGTTCGCCGTCGAAGCGCTGCGCAGCCGGTTCGCCAAGGCCAACGGCGCGGAGCCGGTTCGCTTCAAGGGGACGTTCCCCGGAGCCGACAACGGTGACGTGTTCCGCAGCACCGCTGAAATGCAGGTCGCCATGCGCGACCCGAAGTACAAGACCGACCCCGCCTACCGCGACAGCGTGAAGGCGAAGCTCGGACGGAGCAAACTGTAATGTCGTACGCCCTAGCCGTGGTCGGGTGGCTCCTCGACCACTGGCAGGGGATTATGGACGTGCTCGGAGCGATCCACGCGTTCGCCCTTGCCGTATGCAATTTCACAACTACGCCGGACCCGTCGAGCCCGTACCGCAAATGGTACAAGCGCGTCGAAGTCGTCGGCGGCATCGTCACGCCGGAGGCTAAGCAGCCATGACGCAAATCAAAAGTTTCCTCGGCTTCATCGCTCTGCTCGCCGTCGTCGCTGCCGCCACTTTCGGGTGGTCGTACGTAGACAAGCTGGCGGCGCTGGCGGAGAGCAACGCACGTCTCACTCACCAGCTAGTCCTGGCGAACGCCAACGCGCTCGCGAGCAAGCAGATGATCGAGCGTCGCAACGACGCCATCGGGTCGTCGAAGTGCAAAGCCCAGATCGACTACTGGCTGCACCACCCCGACGAAATTCCCACCAAGTTCGACCCATTCGCTCAGGACCAAAAATGATCCAATCCATTCTCAAGGCACTTGTCGCGTTGCTCGCCAACCTCGACAATGCCATTCTCTCGCTCTTCAAGATGGCTGGCTCGGCAGTTGCCAGTGGCGTCTCGAAGGCCGCCTCGGCCGCCGCTACCGGCGTGTCTAAGGCCGCTTCCGGCGCCGTCGCAGCCGTCACGCTGCCGTCCGCCGCTCCGGTCGCCCCGGCAGTCGTACCGGCTGTCACCGTGGTCGCCACTCCGGCCGCGTAACCAATCCCGACGCACACCCTGGTTGCAACAGGCGCCGACCCTACGCGAGGGCCACCGGCAGTGCGCGGCTAGTCCCCTTCCCATGTGCCGTAAGCCTTGGGAGGGGGCGTACCATTCGCCTCCGTCCGTAGCCGTTTTAGTCGCTCCCTTGGGGAACCGTACGAGCCACACGGACGGAGGTGTTAGATGCAAGGGATAGCTTATACGGAAAGCGCCGGGGACACCCTCGGAGATGTGGGGTCATTCCCCACCCCTGGCCCATGCTGCGTTCGTCTAATTGGAATAGGACACCACCCCTCTCAGGGCGGAAATCTGTGTTCGAGCCACAGCTGCAGCGCCAATTCACAGTCTTCGCCTTCTAAGGCGGGGCTCCAACTCCCGAGACACCATGACCCCGACACGCTTCTACTTCCATAGCGACGACCGCCGCGTAGACCGCGTAGACCCGAACGGTCTCTACGGTGTCGACCCCGGCGACCAGTTCGCGCCGTCCGATGTCGCCCTCGATTTCATGAAGCAAGTCCACGGCAGCCGGATGCACTTCTACTGCGTCGGCCCCGGCATGGTGTCGTGGTCGTCGCAGGAAGCAGAGCAGATCAAGTGGCTAGCCAAAATGTACGGCTACGTCGACACCGACAGGAGCCTGTGGCTTGCACGATGGAATGATACCGGCTGGCGAAAGTACGTGTGGTCGTTCTTCAAGTACTACCACGACACCTACAACGCCTACAGCATCGAAATCGACAACCTCGACGGCGGCCTCAAGTCGACCAACGACTACCTCTCCTACTTCGCCAAGCTGGAAGATGATCTGCGCAATGCAGGCATCACGACGAAGCTGATGATGAAGAACGTGCCCGTCGACGTTCTTCGCAAACTGCTGCCGACCGCCTTCTTCGCGCCGTGGGCGATATTCGAAGAGGGCACCGGCAACATGGATGACCAAGATGCAGAGTGCTTCCGCCTCGGCATCCGCGCCATCACACCAAAGTCTGGACTGCTCGACACCAACCACTACGGCGTGCTCGACGCAGGAATAGCCTCTCTGCCTTTTGAGGCGGAGGCCCAGACTACATGAAGACGACGACAAGGAACTCGACGGCTCGGGACTGAGGTCTCTCGCCGCGAATAATCTGCCGCCGAAGTCCGATTGGAGTGGGACATTCCCTCTTCACACGGAGCCACCTCGTGGCAAACTATAGTACCAACGTCTCTAACATCGGCCAGATCAACGAAGCCGGTGCCACCAATGCCCTGTTCCTCACTCAGTTCTCAGGCGAAGTCCTGACCGAGTTCGAGCAGGCTTGCGTGTTCAAGTCGCGCCACTTCACGCGCCAGATCGTCCATGGACAGTCTGCACAGTTCCCGATGATCGGCCTCGCAACCAGCGGCTATCACAATACGGGCGACTGGATCGACAGCCAGAACATCAATCAGGCTCAGCAGGTCATTTCGGTAGACGGTCTACTCGTCTCCGCAGTGTTCGTGAACCAGATCGACGAACTGGAAAACCACTACGACGTTCGTGGACCGTACTCGACGGAACTCGGCCGCTCGCTCGCCCGCGCCTACGACCAGCAGGTCGCTATCCAGTCGATCCTCGCAGCCCGCAGCGCATCGCCGCTGAACGGCCGCGCCGGTGGTTCGACCATTTCGGCTGCCACGATGGCAACCGACGCGGACATCCTGACTGCATCGTTCTTCGCTGCCAGCCAGTCGCTCGACGAGAAGTTCGTCATGAGCGAAGATCGCACGTGCTTCCTCGCACCTGCGCAGTACTACCTGCTCGCCCAGAACCCGAAGCTGCTCTTCAAAGAGTACGGCGGTTCGGCTGACATCTCGACCGGCAAGGTCAAGACGGTCTCGGGCATCGAACTCGTGAAGTCGATCCACATGCCGAACGGCAACGTAATCACCACGGGTCTGGCAAAGTACCAGGGCGACTTCTCGAAGACGGTCGCCGTCATCACCAACAAGTGGGCCGTGGGTACGGTTCAGTTGGCTGACATCTCGATGGAGAGTGACTACGAGCCGCGTCGTCAGGGCACGTTCGTCGTTGCCAAGATGGCGGTTGGCCATGGCACGCTGCGTCCGGACTGCGCTCTCGAACTCGCTACGACCTAATACCCCAGGGGTCTCCTTAACCGGAGGCCCCTTTTTTTCTTCAAGGCCACATGTCCCAACAACTGATGCTCCCCACGTCGGAGCTTGATGCCGTCAACCAGATGCTGTCCGCCATCGGTGAAGACGAGATTGACAACTTCAATCAGTCGTTCGCAGATGCGGCCACCGCCCGCGACCTCCTCCACCAAGAACTCCGTGCCCTCGAAAATGGTACGTGGACGTTCAACACGGACATCGGGGTCGTTATCAACCCGGACACAAACGGGTTCCTGAACCTTCAACAGAACACGCTACGCGTCTACAACATCCGGCGCGTGTGCTCGACCCCGAACCAGCCCGCGCCAGCGGTGCAGCCGTTCGACTACCACACCAACGACCGCGTCGTGCAGCGAGGCCAGCGCCTCTACGACCGCCGTCTACAGACCTTCCAATTCTCCGTCCCCGTCCAATGCGACATGACGATGGGCCTACAGTTCGACGACTGCCCCGAGGCCGTCCGTCGCCTGACCCTCGTCCGTGCGGCTCGCAAGTTCCAAGATCGCCTACAAGCCGACACGAGCCTGCACGGCTTCCAGATGATGGACGAGAAGACCGCATGGGTCGCGTTCCTCAACTTCGAGCACGAAGCTGCCGACTGGAACATGCTGCACTACAGCGGCCTCTCCAAGCGGATGAAGGCTAATCGCTGGGGTAGCAACACCGGCATCGGCGGCGACTACATGCGCTACGCCGGGTACGGCATAGAGTAATGCCGAAGATCATCGGCAACATCCCGAACTTCATCAATGGGGTGTCGCAACAGGCCACAGTCCTACGACTTCCGTCACAGGCCGAAGCCTCCGTCAACTACTTCCCAACCGTGGTCAACGGGCTGGCTCGCCGCCCACGCACGACGTGGCTCGCCAAGCTGCTGCCGACGTTCGACCCCATCAACACGTTTACGCATCTCATCATCCGAGACCAGACCGAGCAGTACGCGGCGTTCTTTTTCAGCGACGGCTCCATCCGCGTCTTCGACCCGACCGGCACAGAGCACACCGTGACCAACACCGGCTCGGCATACCTCGCGGCGGGGACCGACCCGATGCCGCAGAAGTTGAAAGCCCTGACCATCGCCGACTACACGTTCGTCACCAACCACGACGTGGTGGTCACGGATGGAACAGCGGCGTCGCCGGGTCGGCCGTACGAGGCCCTCTTCTACGTCCAGTCGGGAAACTACTCGAAGACGTACAGCATCACGATCAACGGCGGCGTTGTCGCCACCTACACGACCCCGGATAGCTCGTCTGTCAGCCACGAAGCCTACGTGAGCAGCGAGTACATTGCCTCACAGCTTTACGCCAACGCGCTCACCACCCTCGTGCCAGCGGGCTACACGGTCGGCCTGTACGGCCCCTGCGTCTACGTCGCCTCGACGACCCTGAACTTCACGGGGTCTATGGACGACGGCTACGGCGGCCGCGCCTCTCAGGCCGTGATCGGCTCCATTCAGCAGTTCTCGAACCTCCCCACCTACGGTCCGGCCGGGTTCGTCGTAGCCGTCACGGGGTCTTCCGGCAACAATGCCGAGACCTACTACGCGATGCTCAACGCGGACGGCATCTGGACCGAGACCGTGGCCCCCGCCACGAACCTTGGCCTCGGCGCCTCGACGATGCCGCACACGCTCACGCGCAACAGTGATGGCACCTTCACGTTCCAGGCCGCCACGTGGCTGCCGCGAAAGTGCGGCGACTTCACGTCGGTCCCCGACCCGAGTTTCGTCGGGCAGACCATCTACGACGTTCTGTTCTTCAACGACCGGCTAGGCTTCCTCACCGAGGCCAACGTCGTGTTGTCGTCCTCCGGGGAGTTCTACAACTTCTATCGTGAGACCAAGACGACGGTCCTCGATACCGACCCCATCGACCTCGGTGTGACCAGCACCCAAGTGTCGCTGCTACAGAACTACTGCGTATTGCAGGGGCTCTTGCTCCTGTTCTCGACACAACAGCAGTTCCTCGTTGCCGCCGCTCAGGGAAATAATCTGCTCACACCTGCCACCGTGTCCTCGACGCCGTTGACAAGCTATATCAACAGCGCGTCGGTGCGGCCGGTGCCGACTGCGTCGTCTGCCTTCTTTATTTCGGAGCTAGACGGGTACGCACAACTGTACGAGATGTTCCTGAACAAGGCGTACCAGACGGCCGAAGCCACCTCGTCTACGTCGCATGTTCCGTACTACATCCCGTCCGGGGTTACGCGACTGATCGCCAGCAGCAACCTCGACATGGCTGCCGTTCTGACTTCCGGCGATCCGCAGTCCATCTACGTCTACATGTACCATTACAGCGGGCAGGACAAAGTTCAGTCCGCGTGGTCGCAGTGGCAGTTCCCGAACGCCGAACGCGTTCTCGACCTTGCCTTCGACGGTAAGGGGTCCATGTTCGTCCTGCTCATGCGCGGCGGCGCCGTCTCGATTGAGACCATCCGCTGCGAGCAGAAGGTTGTCGACAGTCCGCTCACGTTCGAGATTGCTCTCGACCAGTTCACGCGCTACCCCGGTTCCGCGTGGTCGTACAATGCCGTCACGAATTTGAGCACCGCTACGCTTCCCTACGTCATGCCGTCTGGCATGGTCGCGCTAACCGACTTCGGCGGCACACAGCCGTTCGGAGTGCAGCTTACACTGACGAACCCCAACGTCGCCAGCGACAACCCCGGACAAACCACGGTCATCGTGCGGGGAAACCTGACGGGACAGCCGTTTATCACGGGGACGCCGTTCGCGAGCAAACACGACCTGTCGCCGTTCTTCTACTCCGCCGTCTTACAGATGGGGCAGCCGAAGATCGTACAGACAAACGGGCGAACGCAGATCATCGACTTTGAACTCTCGTACTCCAACAGCGGTTATTTCCGCGTCGAGGTACAGGCCGTGGGGCGCGACAAGCGCATCTACGAGTTCAACGGCGATCAATTGGATGGGTCCGGAGAACTCGGGTCCCTCGTAGTCGGGGACGGGCGCTTCTCTTGCCCGATCCTCTCACGTCATGATCGAGTAACGATCAGCCTAGTCAACGATAGCTGGTTGCCGTCCACGTTCTCAGAAGGACAGTGGAGGGGCACCTTCACCCCAAGCAACCGAGGCGGATAACATGCGCAAACTGTTCACGCGTACAGCCACTAAAGCCGACGCGCTGAACCTCGCGCATAAGCTGATCGGACCCGACCTCGTAGAGGTAACTGCGGTCTCCGGTCTTCCGCCCGCTATCGCTCTGCCGCTTGCTCTGACCCCTAATACACGGGCGAGCGGCTTTTCCGACACCCCGGAGGAGGTCGAACTTCTCTGGGGTGTCGACGCGGTTCCAGGCTACCCCGATACCGGGGTGGTCTGGATGCTGTCGAGCCCTTCCATCTACACCCACCCCGTCGAGCTAGCAGTCAGCGCCCGCCACTATTGGGCCGAAATGCACAAAGACTTCGAGGTGATGACTAATTTCACGTACGCCGAAAACCACGGACATCACAAGATGATTACGTGGCTTGGTGGACGCTTCCTCCGCCGCGTCGAGCACTACGGTGCCCACGGCCTCCCCTTCCTAGAGTTCGCGAGCATACGCCCCTAATGTGCGCACCAGCCGCCCTCCCCCTGCTAAGTGCTGGCCTCTCCATCGGTGGGGCCATGGCTGGCCAGCAGGCCCAAGTACAACAAGCCGACCGCGTCAATGCGATGTGGGACGAGAACTTCAAGAGCACAGTGGCGGCGCAATCCGACCGCTACGCCTCGCTCAACGCCCAAGATCAGCAAGACCGCCTGTCGAAGTCACAAGAGCTACAGAACAAGCAGATCGAAGACCTACAGGCCACGGCGCGAGCCCGCGTCGCAGGGGCTCAATCTGGCACCACCGGCACGTCGCAGACCGCCCTCCTCGGTGACTACCTCGCCCGGCAAGATCGTCAGGGCGACGTTATCCGTGGGCAGTACAAGATCGACCAGTCCCACTACTCCGACGAACTCATCGCCACGAATGACCAGTCGACCGCCCGCATCAACGGGCAGGCCAGCGCCGGTCCCGTGTCGGCGCTCCCGACCGTCTTTGCCGCACTTGGCGGCGTCACCAACGCTTACGCATCCGGTCTCCGCAACATGTCTTACACGGACACGAGTGTGTCGGACTATAGCGGGAACTACTAATGGCCAATGACCTACCTAGCAGCATCGCCGAAGCCGCGCCGATTGGCCCGGCCGGTCAGGTAACGCCTAGCGCGATCCAAGGCGACACCAACAAAGGTGTCGCGTTTGTCCCTTCAAATAACAATTGGGAACGCCTCTCACAGTCGCTCGACATGTTCTCGCACGGCGTGAACCACCTCGACCGGGTGGAAGGCATGATGGCGGCCCGCAGCGCCAACGACAAACTCGTTCAAGACCGTCAGGCCGAGGCACAGGCCAAGCAGGCCGAGATGAACAAGCAGCAGCTTGCTCTCTCTAGCTACCAGTCCTCGACCACGGCGCAGCAGCAGCGCGACGACTACATCAACGGGCGGGTGCCCGCGTTTGCGAACGGCACCTACACCCACGACCTCTACATGCACTCGGCTGCCAACATGGCCGCCGATGAGTTGTCGGAGACGATGACGAAGCGCGAGCAAGGCGGGCAGATACCCTACGGTACTGACGGCTTTAACGCGCAACAGGACCTGCTAACGCAGGCCGCCGACATCAAGAAGAAGTACGGCGTCGACAGCGACCCCGTAATGTCGAAGCAGTTCGCGGCCCGGCTGAACCCAATGCGGTCGGCCGTCGACGAACGTCAGACGAAAGCCCTCGGTGAGGCGGTTCAGAATAAGAACGCTACGGTCAACTACTCCGAGGCGGCCGAAGCCTTCGATAGCTCGCATCTGAACCAAGAGACCCCGCAGCAAACGAGTGATCGTATGCGGGCCGTCTTCCAAGCACACGATCCCGCGTTTGGCGGTACTGGTCCCTACTCCCTGACCGGAACCCACAACGACAAGATCGAGATGCAAATTCTCGAAGACAAGGCCAGCGACCCGGAGACCGCCAAGCGTGCTCTCGCGATCATGCAGGCCCCGCGCACCGACGCGGACGGTAACGCGGTCCCCTCTCTCGCCGCCTCTCCGTCGAATAAAGCCCAATACGACCGCATCGCCTCTAAGGTCGCACACACCCTCGACACGGCCGAGCAAGGCCAGATCGCCGACGCCACACACAAAGCCGACATCGCTGCCGCCCTCCAAGGCGACAAGTCGCTGGCGGCGCGTGTGCAGCAGGCCCCGCCGCAGACCTCCTACGGGTCCGACGTTCCGAAGATGTCGTCTGACCTGCGGACGAAGGCTGCCGTAAGCGGTGCCATCGACCAGATACGCGCCCAGAACGGTGGTCAACCCGACCTCCCGAAGGAACTTCGGCTCTGCGCCCAGAACGACGTTCCGCATCCACAAGTGATGTCGGCGCTCGAACAGTCGGCCAGCGTCGTCGGCAGCGCGACCGCGTCGCCACAGGACCAGCAGAAGTCGCTAGAGCAGGCCGCCCAGCTATACCACTACGCCCAAGCCCAGAACCCTGGATGGGCCGAGAAGTACATGAACAAGTCGACCAAAGACATGATCGACAAGTTCGACTTACTCACGAAGGACGGCGGCCGCACAAACGAGGCGGCCACGGCCGAACTCGGAGCCTACAAGCTCAAGGACAAGCACGACCCCGTCACGTTCTCGCACCAGCAGACCGACACCATCCAACAGGCCGCCGCTGGCATCACTACCGTTAACGGTGGCGAGATTGGAAAGAAGATCACGGACCTTGCCACGGCCTACTCGCAGATCGAGGGCATGGACCAAGACAAGGCCATCGAGAAGGCCCGCGACGCGATCAAGCAGCGCTACCCAACTCTTAACGGCGTAGCGGTGAGTTCCGCCGAAGTGTCGCCAGAAGACTACCCGCACGTGAAGACGATAATCGCCAACACGCTCGCGGCCAACAAGGCGGACTTCAAGGGCGACGGCATCACCGACGCCTCTCAGATGTCTATCCACCCCATCGCCCCCGGACGGTTCGTAATCGTTCGTAACGACGGTGGCGTGACCTCGAACCCGCACGTCATCACGTCGGAGCAGATCGCGGCACAGCGGGCTCAGACCGAGCGGCAGAACGCCGCCAAGGCCGTCACCGACGCACACAACGCCTTCAAGGCCAGTCACGCCCCGGCCGCTAACAGCACCGGAGACACGAGCGTTTATAGTTCAGGACTGTAATGTCAGATCAACAACCCACGTCACCCGACCTCCTCACGGGGCTCGGGAATACCCTCTCTAACCTGACGAGCGCCCTCACGGGCGGTCTTCTCCCCGACGCGCAGAACCAGCACGCTGGCATCCTGGCGTCGGCAGTGACGTGTCTCTTTGGTCATGACCCGTTTCAGGCGGAGAGTTGGAAGGGGGCAGTGAAGCCCCCGAACCCAGTCGGCCTAGCGTCACCCGCTGCGGGCCGCCGCGATCCCGGTACGCCGACCAGCCCGACCACCGGCCTCCATCCGGCTGCGGTCGCGGTGGCGGCGGCGACGGACCAGATCGAGGCTCGAACCTTGCCCACCGAGGGTCGCGCTGCGGCCCCCGGTATATCGGTCGCCCAGAACGTCCCGACGCCGACACCCGAGCAGCGCCCGGCCGACGCCGCCCCTACGGCCCCACAGACCGATGAAGGGAAGGCCAACGGCGAAGCCCAGGCCGCCACCGCCCCGGGGCCGAAGTTCCTCTTCGG